TAGAAAATTTGGGAGACTATGCCCAAACCAACTAAAAAAGACCTAGCGCTTGCAAAGCAATTGGACGCATTGCAAAGACGTTACGAGGTTCGATACGAGAAGCAAATTTATACGGCTTTAAAAAAGCAAATGCAGCCGTATTTGGATGCTATTAAACAGGCGGACGCAAATATTAACCGCTTTGATTTAATAACTCCAGCGCCATTAGCTGACGTATTGGAAAACCTTTTTGTTGTAGCTGGAACGGCATACGCTGAGGCAATGTATAACGCAATCCAACCACCAACTAAAGCAACCAAAGAAGCTTTGCGAGCAGGCTGGAGAGACTTTATGCGTTTGTTTGCAGTCAGAAACTTGCCGCAAACCCTAATACAAATCAACGAAACAAGCCAAAAGATAATCCGCAACATTGTTTTAGGTGGATTAAATGAAGGTCTTGGCACGCTTGAAATTGCTAGAAACATTCAAGAGTCGGTAACCGTAATTTTTAGAAACAGAGCCAAGCTAATTGCACGAACAGAAATGGCAATAGCTACCAACAACGCAGCAATGCAGTCGGCAGCGACCTCAGATTTTATGTATGAAAAGAAATGGATTCCAGCGACAGACAACAGAACAAGACCTGACCACGCTGCAATGCTTAACAAACCTTGGATTCCATTTGAGCAAAACTTTATTGTAGGCGGTGACGAAATGAGACAACCAGCGGATGGAACGCAAGGCGCTGGCGCTGACCAAATATGTAATTGCCGATGCAAAGTTGTGTTTAGAATAATGCGAGACGTTGACGGCTTACCAATGAGAAAATGATTGCTTACGTTATTAACCTTGACCACCGCAAAGACAAATGGGTTGAATCCATGCAGGAATTAGCACCGCATTTTAACCTTGAAAGAGTAAGCGCAATTAAACACGAATGGGGATGGCTTGGATTGTGGCAAACATTTAAAAAAATATTTCAAGAATGCGAAAGCAATGTTTTAATTTTTGAGGACGACGCTACATACAGAGGCAATTATAGCGACCTAATTAATTGCATCAATGACTTGCCAACTGAATGGGATATGTTGATGCTTGGAGCCAATATAAAAGACATGAGGCTAGACAGAATAAGCAAGCGATTAGTTCGGACTTATGGCTCTTGGACAACGCATGGAATACTTTATTCTTATAGATTTGCAAAGGAGATGGCAGAATTAGATTTGGATATACCAATTGACGAATATTTTAGGACAATAGTCCATCCTAAGGGCAATTCATACATTTGCGCTCCTTTCCTTTCTTTTCAACGACCAAGTGAGAGTGACATTGAGGGAGGTTATAAAAATTATACAAGCTTATTTGAGGAAAGCGAAGCAAAAGCCTTTCATTTTATTTATCAATAATTTTATAGGTTTGCATTTTTTTTTAACCCTTTTATTTTTACAAAAAAAGAGACCATGATTTACAAGAATATAAGCCAAGGAATAATCGAAGACGTTGACGATGTAAAGGGAATCGTTACTGGTTACTTTTCAGCTTTTAACAACATTGATTCCGATGGGGACGTAATTGTTTCGGGTGCTTACAAGAAAAGTATTGCCGAGAATGGTCCAATGGGACGCAATCGAATCATGCACCTATTGCAGCATAATCCATTGATGCCATTGGCAAAGCCTATTGAGTTAATGGAGGATGCGAAAGGATTGCGATTTACCTCTAAAATTACAGAAACCAGCTACGGCAAGGACGTAATAAAGCTTTATTCTGAGGGCGTATTTAATGAGCATTCCGTAGGATTTGAAATTATCAAGGCGGACAATAAGGCTGGTTACAGAGAAATTAAAGAGATTAAACTTTGGGAGGGGTCAACTGTTACATGGGGAGCCAATCCAAATACACCAATTGAGTCAATGAAAAGCTGGGATAAACCAAAGAGCGAGGAGATGCTTGCTAAGTTTTGCAACATTTTACGAAACGGAGACGTTAGCGACGAGTCAATGATTCAGCTTGAAATTGGATTAAAACAAATTGAAAATCACCTAAAGGAATTGGAGTCAGTCCAAATCGTAGAATCCGTGGAAACACAATTCAAGAGCGAAGAGGACCCGACAATAGCAATGGCTTTGGAATTTGAATATTACCAAAAACTAAAAAAATTTATTTAAAACACAATGGACGCAATTAAATCACAATTGGATTCAGTACTTGCGAAATTGGAGTCAAACGAAGCTTTGATTTCAGACGTAAAGTCAATGAAAGAAGCTGGTGAGGAGTTCAGAAAGTCACTTTCTGCCGAAACCGCTAAGTTAAACGAGAAAGCTGATGCTCTTCAGGCTCAGCTTGATGGTGTAGATGCAAGAACTCAGGCAAGTTTCTCAAACGCTGCTAAAGGACATTCTTTCTCTAGCGAATTGGAGAAGGCTTTCTCTTCTGACGCATTTGGCAACTACAAGAGCGGAAACGCTAACAAAGTTAAGTTGGACCTTAACTTGAAAGAGGACATGACAATTGGAAACTCTTACACTGGAGAAGTTATTCCAGCAGACCGAGTTCCTGATTTGAAGTTTGACCCAAATAGACGAGTTCACGTTCGTCAATTGTTGCCAGTTGGTCAAACCTCTAGCAACCTTATCCGTTTTGTACGTGAAAGCGCTTACGACAACGCTGCTGCACCAACTGCACAAGGTTTGGCTAAGCCTCAGTCTGATTTCGATTTGACTGCGGTTGACCGTTCTGTTAGAACAATCCCAACTTTCATGCGATTGACAAAAGAAATGTTGGACGATACAACTGGATTGATTGCTTACCTTTCTAGCCGTGCGCCGAGCAAATTGTTGAACGTAGAAGATACTCAAATTCTTTACGGAAGTGGTGTTGGTCAAAACCTTCATGGCGTTGCAACTGATGGCTCTGCTTGGACAACTGTAAGATTTGGTACTCTAATCAACAGATTTGACGTTCTTGCTGCTGCGGTTGTTCAAACTACTAAGGACGAATACGCACCAAATGCAATCCTTATCAACCCAAGCGATTACTTGCAATTGGTATCTGTTAAGGAAACTGCTGGCGCTTACATCTTGCCTAGCTACGTTTCTATGACTGGCGGACAAATGTTTATCATGGGCGTTCCTGTTTATAGCATCAATGCCGTAACTGCTGGCGATTTCTTCGTTGGTGACTGGGCGCTTGGTTCCCAATTGTTCGTTCGTCAGGGCGTAACTCTTGAGTTCTTTGAGCAGGATGCTGACAACGTAACCAAAAACTTTGTAACTGTACGAGTTGAGGAAAGAATTGCATTTGCAGTTTACAACTCCAAGGCTTTGGTATTCGGTAGATTTGCTGCCGCTCTTGCTAACGGTTCCGCAGTATAAGTAAAATAGGTGTTTAGTTGATTAAGACCCCGACAAAAGCGTCGGGGTTTTTTTTATTTATCTAAAAATCAATACCTTTCACGAAATCAATAGAAAAAAGGTATGAATATAGTTTTTTTTGTACACGCATGGGCAGGAACGCACAACTCAGGAGCCGAGTGGACAGTCCAGCATTACGCCAAATATTTTCACGATAAAGGCTGCAACATTGAAGTTATTTTACCTGAAGGGCAAATTTATCCTGATGGCGAAAAGTTTAAATTTATAAAATTTATAACTGGCTATTATTCAAACGACTTTTTTCTTGCCTTACAAAATGCAAGCGTTGTATTTACCCATTTAGATAATACAGGCGTTGCGATTAATTGGTGCATGAGGTTTAAAAAGCAATTGATTTTTTTAAGTCACAACGACTCTGATTACAGAAATGTAAGGTTTAAGCAGCAAAACATTCACGTTGTTTACAACAATAAGGCAAACGAAAAGAATTTAGATAACGGTGCTTACCCAAATGCCTCTATTGTTTGCAAGCCTCCTATTTTTCCAGAGGACGTAAAGTACAACCGAAAGCATGGTCAATACATTACGCTAATTAACTGCAACGAAAACAAAGGAGGGCAAATTTTAATTGACCTTGCCAAGAGATTGCCAAAGTTTAAATTTCTTGGAGTGCTTGGAAGCTACGGCGAGCAAATCATGGACGACACTTTAAAAAATCTAAAGTACGTTGCGCAAACTCCTGACGTGCATTTAATTTACGGCAAAACAAACATTGTACTTGTGCCATCATCTTACGAGTCTTACGGACGTGTAGGCTTAGAGGCGGCTATTAATAGACTGCCAGTTATTTGCACGCCTACTGACGGACTAAAGGAATGCCTTGGTTCTGCTGGATTGTATTTTCAACGTGAAGACATCGACGGAATGGCTGCAAAGATTGAGGAGTTAATGACAGATGAAATACTTTATGACTTTCACCAAAACATTATGCGAAACCTTGCAGAGGAGCGGTTGAAATACCAAGACCAAGAGTTGGAAAGATTCTTTAATTTTATCGTTGACAAAGCAAAGAAACCATACGATGAGTGATTTATTATACACGCCTAGCAACCTTTCATTTACTGGCTATTCTGTCCAATTAGAGGACGAGATTCCAGCAATCGAGCCAATTAGTTTAACTGAGGCAAAAGAATACGCAAGGATTGACTCAACCTTTGAGGACACTTTAATAAGCAGCCTAATAAAGGTGGCTCGACTACATTGCGAGGCATTTATGGGCAAAGCAATTATTCGCAAGACAGTAACTGTTGAATCCTTTTCTTTTCCATACCAATGGCAGTTGCCTTACGGACCTTTGGTCTCGTCAACAGATGTTTCCAAGGTGGTGACTGTTGACCAAAATGGGGCAGAGACTGCTTTACAATACCAATTAAATGTAGGCTTGTTCCCAAAAATTGCAATTACTAGCGGTCCTCAATCGTTTAAATTTAAAATGGTTTATACTGCTGGCTTTACAACAGTTCCTGAAGACATAAAGCTTGCCGTTAAAATGATGGTAAACACGCTTTACGAACGCAGAGAAGACTTTAGCGACTTGCAAGCAATACCTTCTCCTTTGGGAGTAAAAGCATTGTTGATGCCTTATAAAACTTACAACTGGTTTGGTGCATGAGGACTAACAAAGAGGTTAAAGCTGGCGATTTACGGGAGCGCATACAATTCCTAAACCCAAATTTATTTGGTGACGGATTTGGCGGTTACTATTCCTCAATGGGCGTTAGTTATACTTGCTGGGCAAAGGTTACTAACGTAAATGGCGCACGCATAAATAGCGAGGACCAAATGGTTATTAAAAACCAATGGGAGATAATTATCCGAGATAATCCTTTGGTGACAATCACCAAATCAATGCATATACTTTACAACGGCAAAACGCTAATCATTGACTCTATTATTGACGTTTTGGAATATGACAGAATGATTAAGTTAATTGCTAAAGAGAGGGATTAATGGTAAGCATCAACTTTGACAAGAAAAGCCTTAACGCTTTTTATAAGTATTTAAAAGATTTAGAGGGAGACGTTGCTGACTTTGTACGTGCAGAGGTGGAGGATTCCATGCTTGCAATTGAGTCAGAGGCAGTTTCAGAGGTTAGAGTTCAATTTGGAGCGCTAAAGCAAAGCATTCAGTCAACTCCAATTAAAGTTACAAAAAACGAAGTGACTGGAGGCGTCGAGGTAGGAGCCTTTTATGCGCCTTATATTGAGTTTGGAACTGGTGGTGGTGTTTTAGTGCCAACGGAATTAAAAACTTTTGCAAAGCAATTTAAAGGCACAACTGGACGCAAAAGAAACTTTGATGCTGACCCATTCTTTTACCCAGCAGTTTTTAAGCAAAGAAGAGAATTGCCTAAAAGAATTGAGAAAACTTTAACTACATTATTGAAAAAGAAACAATGAGAAATATTAAAAAGTTTGTACGCAAGGCTTACTGGTCAGCTTTAAATGGCACGATAACCTACAAAGGTGCGCCAGTTCTTTGCTACGATACCTTTGCTCCTGACAATGCCAATTTTCCGTACATTCTTATTACAAATCAGACCCAAGAAGACGATAAAGACAACCAAGAATATAACTACATCACCACGATAACTTTGGACGTTGTAACGGCAGGAATTGCGCCTTACGGAAGATTTGATGCCGACACAATAGCTGACTCGATTTTGCAAATTGTTTGCCTATATCCTGAAAACTATTTAGCACTAGAAGTTGGCAAAATTGTAACAGCTAAACTTGTTCAGCAAACTAGCCTATCGAGCATTACCGACACAAATATTGTGCATCGGGAAATCATGACTATTGAAAATTGGATTGATGGGTAAGGTTAACGGCTCCGCTTTATTTGTTTCTGTTGGTTTAGCTAGAATTGCTAAGTCTACGGCTTACAATTTGTCTGCTGAAATGAGCCAGCTGGACAAGACAAGCAACGAGTCAGGATTTTTTGCAGACCATATTTCCAAGCTTGGGTCTTGGTCGTTATCAAGCGACTCACTTTTTATTCAAGAAGGTTATTCTTATGGCGACCTTTACACCGCTTATATTAATCGTGAGCGAGTTTATTTGTCAGCTGGGCAAGAGGATAATTTAACGTTTATTGGATTGGCAACGATTGAATCAATTAGCCAATCAGCACCAATGGAGCAAGCTGCAAGCATTTCAGTAAGTTTTAAAGGTGTTGGAGGACTTTATCCAACCATTTTACCAGCGGAAAGATTTATTGTTGACGAATTATTTGAGATTATTATTGACCAAGACGGCAACTTTTTGGTTTATACTTAAAATTTATTGTCTTGCATTTTTTATAAGTCCTTTTATTTTTAAAAAAAAAATCGAATTAACCTCATAAAAATATGGCTACTACTGGCAAATTTAACGGCACGCTTCTTAACGTTTACCTTGACAACGTTATGATTGGTTGCGCTACCTCCTCTGAACTATCTGTAAACGTTGACCTTGCAGATGCAACTTGCAAAGACGATGGCGGATGGGCGGACCATATCGCTGGTCTTCGTGATTGGTCTGTTTCTACTGACGGATTGGTTGCATTTGACGATACAAACAACATTGGCGACATTTATACGCTACTAAGCGGTCGTACTGTTGTGGCTCTTAAATTTACCACCAACGTAACTGGCGACCTTGTATTTTACGGAAACGCATCTGTTGCCTCTATCTCTGTAAGTGCAGAAATGGAAGCAGCAGTAACTTACTCCGTAGAATTTACTGGAAAAGGTCCTTTACTAAAGGCGACCGTAGTACCAGCATCAACTTAATTAGTATTATATTTCGCCTATGAATCACACAGGCAGAACAATAATTACAATTAATGGCAGCACCTATACCGTTAAATTTGGTATGGGTGCTTTGTTGCATTTTAGCGAAGGTCTTGGATATGATGTCCAAGAAACAATTGAGGCGCTAACAAAGACAGGCGTTGGTCAAATCAAGGCAATTGCAAAGTTTATTTATGCGGCTTTGTATGTCGATGCGCTTTACCACGACAAAGAATTTACTTTGGAACTTGTGGATATTATTGATTGGGTAGACACAAACCCAACAGACGAAATTGGAAAGGTGGTTGTCGTTATCATGCAAGGCATAAGTGCAATTACAAAAGTGGAGTATCCAAGTGGAGACGCTGGAGAGTCAAAAAAAAAATAACATTTAGAGACGTTTGCCATTACGCCATTGGGGAGTTAGGTATTGCACCTGACTCCTTTTATTTTATGTCGTTTGCCGAGTATCAATCAATTGCCTATGGTTATGCTATGCGACAAAGCAAAGAGGAGAATTTATTTAGAACGATTTGGGTGCAACTTAACAATGTAAACGTTACCAAGAAATCTGACCTAATTAGAAAGCCTGACAAGTACTGGAAAATTCCATTGTTAGATGCCAAGCCAGTTGTGATTCCGACTGAAGAAGAGAAGCAGAGAGCGTACCAAATTGGACTACAATGGCAAAACCTTAAATTTGAAGAAGAAGCCAATTTTGACACAGTAACCAAGACCATAAAATGAGCGCAAAATTAAATGTTGACATTGTCGCCCAGTTAAAAGAATTTAACAAGGCAATGGCTGACCTAAAGTCAGAGGTCAACTCAGTT